TTTATTAAAGGGCGACTCACTTTTGCACATGATTACTTCATAGAAAAGAATGTCTTCATGAGAAACCCAAAACATCAGTATCTGAAAGTTAGTTGTAAATCATCTCCATCTACGCATTTCATTAAGACAATCATGTCAAATGATAGAGGTAGGTTAACAACTTCATACGAGCACACTTTTGTTTTTAAGGACAACGTGACTAGGTCAACACCTCTTGCTGAGTCTACTTTTCACAATAAGAATGAGGTTTGGATAAGCAATCTAGTTAGGGGAATCAACTCAATTAAGAGTGTGGAAATGGGAAAATGGTACAATATCAGTTCGTCTTCATCTGCAAGCCTGAGATCTAGTGGGTATAGAAAAACCATAAATGAAACAGATAAATTCAGGTTTTTAGTTATATCACCGTCAACAGAATTGAGTGTTAAAACAAATAAGGAATCACTCACTGTCATGTTATCAATAGGCAATTTTGAATTCCCTGTCACTTATGTCATGCCCACAGAAATCGAAGACATGAGGCCAAGGGTTCAACTCACAGATATGGATTTCAAAGTGGCTACAAGATTCTACACTCATCTGTCAAGTGAAACTAGAAACTTCAACAGAACCACTTTACTTCGCAAACCAGTTTTGAAACAAATAATTGATTATATACTTGTAGAGACAACAGCGTCCACTGAAGACATGGTGATTGAAAGGTACATGAGATCCAGAAAGATGCCTGCAATTACTAGTGATCAGATGGACATAGTGAGAACAATGCTTGTAAACAATAGGGAAATAGGGGTTCATTTCAGTTCTCACAGGTTCACAACATCACTTCTTAATCTAGGAAAGAGAAGGGAATCCAATCACACTTTCTTTTCTAGAAGGATAACTGGTGAGAGAGTGAATTATGAGTCTGAGGACCTAGCTGGGGAGTCTGACAATGATGAACTAGTTGTGATAGGTAACATTGGTGAGGCCACAGTAATCAAAGATGCATCAGAAGAGAGTGTCACTCGGCCTAGGTACCTGGGACAAGATTCTAGAAGACCATCAGTTGTATCAAGTGTTGTAACATCTAATACAGAAGAGGTTAGGAGAGAAGTAGAGAGAGCTCGAGACAATGAAATAAAGTGGTCTGCTGACCCTGCTGATGCAACACTGAGTGTACAAACTAAAGAAGATGGGCATCTGTTCTCTGATGTTGAATCAGATTTCACAAACATTGCTGACAAGGAACCAGAAGGCAATGACAACACACTAACATCTTCACCAATACCATCGGTCACAATTGGGGACACAACTGGTGATGTCATTGAAATGACTGCTTCAAATGCACTTAATGA